TATGGCTCATCTACTTCAGAAATATCTTGCTGAAAACTGTTCGGGAACAGTTCAAAACAATCATTATACGTATTGGGTTCCTCAATCTATCTACGATGACCTTCCAATCAAACGATGGAAGCATAACCGACCACCTGATAAGGATCGTGTTGCTGAAATTCATGACTTCATGAATCAATCCAAACGCATGGACGGTATGCTCTATCTTGCATGCATTAATAAAGAACTAGTCTGCTATGAATCCAATCATCGTCGTGAAGCGTTGATTGGAATTGAAGGCATGAATCCCATTCTCGTTGATATCTTGTGGGACGCGACCGACGAGAGTGTGAAAGCCGAGTTTCTCAGATTGAACAAAGCAGTCTCTGTACCAGAACTCTACGTATCTGAAGATACAAACGTAGATCCAACAGAACTGATTAAAATGCGAGATACATTCTGTGAGACCTACAAACTAATGAAAGTGACTACAGGTCGTCCAAATGCTCCTAACTTCAATTCAGATATGGTCATGAATGAGTTTCTTCGTGTTATGAAAGAGAACAAATTGAGTCCATCTGAATTCTGGACTCGTTTGATGCGTCTCAATACCCAAATGTCTACTCGTGATCGCAAGAAGTTGACTCCTAAAATCATTGAAAAATGTGAACGATCAGGATTGTGGCTCTTTGCATGGAGTCGTGTCTTGGATGGAAAGGAGTTAGTCTAAACTTCGTCCAAAATGGATTTGTTTTTTTCAAATGAAATCATAGCGTGTGGAAAATGTTTACAATTGTTAAAACCCTTCCAAAAAATGCAGGTGCTTCTTGGACTCCAGAACTTGATGCTGAATTTCTTCAGATGATATCTGATAACAAAAGTATAGAAGAATGTGCTATACACTTTGAGAGAACAAAAGGCAGTATTATTGCTCGTAGACTGAACATAGCAAGAAGAATGGTTTCTGAAGGTCAAGATATCCAAAAAGTATCAGAGATTGTTAAAACACCTGTTAGATTTATTGAAGAATCAATTGAGTATGAGGAATCACGAAAGCGGAATAAACAAATTGAACGTGCTGAAAAGAAAAGTAGAATTGAACCACCTAAAGAAGAGACTAAGTTGTCTGTTCTGAAGGAAATCCGAGACCTTCTAAAGCAGTTAGTCTAAACACTCCACAAATTCATAGTCTTCACTTGGAGTCTGATGTATTTTTTCATAGTAGTACTCATCTCATCAATCTCCATACTGGATTCGCAGATGGATATAAATAGACAACTAATACATCCTCCTAAGACACTGACTTTTTCGTAGATTCTATGATCAATTAGATCTCCGAAGTGTTTTTTGTAGACTTTGTAATAGGCTTCAGAAAACTCAAGTTGATGTGTTTGTTTTTTGACAATACCATCAAACTCTCCTTGTATCTTTTTTGTAACAAACTCACACAGTTCATCAGCAACTAACTCAATTTTATCGTTGTAACTCATTTTGTCATTAGGAAGATTGAAATGATTAGATCCGTTTTGGACGATTTATATTTGCGAGACTATAAGTAATCGTTGAATGGGTGCAGCAGAGTCACGCCCTTCAAAAATAGTGCTAGACGAAGCAGAGGAACTCGCGTTGTTCACATATATTGTTGATAACTGTGATATCAAACCACCGATACCTGACTCCCTAGCAACTTATAACGATCGGGGGTGTTCGTCGATTATACCAACTATTATTCGCAAATACGGTAAGTCATCTGGACTAGATATGCTTGTATACCGAGGTCAATATAATAGGAAAGAAATAACAATCTCTGAATCCAAACCATTCTTTTCAGTGACAACAGACCCAAACTATGCGGAAACATTTGCGAGTAAGGTGTGGGACACAGAGAATCAAGAGTATCATTTGGGAATAGACTGCTGTATATTCAAAATCCACCTACAAAACGTGATGATTCTTGATCTTTCAGACATCTCATTTGATCGGGTCCTTAATAATCCACCTCCACTCGTTAACGCAGATGATTCAGAGGTACCAATTCTAACAAAGTTCAAAGTCTTATTAGATGCTGAATCAGAAATTCTAGTGCTTGGTGGTGGGAGTTTCTATACATCACCTGCATGTACACAAAAAGGTTGTATTGAACCACCTGATTCTGACGATCATCAATTCCACGAAACATGGTATTCAATACCAACTCGGAAAAGGAAACGGATAGAGGGTGGTCGCACACGTCGGTTAATGTCCAAGACCTACTGCAAGAAGACCCCATGCCGTCGTATGGGATTCACACAGAAGGCCAGTTGCCGTCCCTATAAGAACTGCTACAAGTAGAAAAATGAATTCAATACTGTCAAACAAATCGTAGTCATAGTTAAAATGCCTCGTTTTGTTCGTATTCATCAACAAGTGATTCATGTTCCTTCTCTTGCAAATGTTAGTATGGGAACTACCTGTTTAGGTCAACCCTTCTTGACTTTCTATTATCACAATCAGCATAGTCAGACGATTTCGTATGGCTGGGGTAAGTGGGATGAGTGTGAAAAAGATATGATTCGCGTGAAAGAGTCTATGATGGAGACTGAACGTGTTCTTTCAAGTGTAGTTCTTACTGAAAACCCTCAAATTGTAGACATTGCGGTTGAGTTTTCAACTAAAACAGAAAACATATCGATAGATAAGTAATGATACGAACCTTTTTGTTTGTAGTAATGGTTACGCTTGGACTATCAATGATTCAAAACCGGTCAAATTTTCCTACAATCATTGTAGTTCCACTGTTGACTGCACTTCTTACAAAGTATACACTAGGAGACTGGGATTCTGGGTTTAGATGGACATCGAATGATGTTTTGTTTTTGGGAAGTGTACTTGCCATAAGTTATGCAACCCTTCAGTTCCTCAAGACTTTTCTATAACTACTATAAATGGGAGTCAAGTCTGAAGGATTGAAGTTCAAGTATTCGTTGTATTCTGCTCTTGCGTTTTTCCTTGTGGCGAACCCAGTTACATTCAAGTTTGTGAATTCATTGATTGCAGGAGTTGCAGTCAATGGATGCCCTACAGCATTTGGATTCATGCTTCATACCTTAGTGTTTTTCGTTGTTCTCTACGGTCTCATGAGTTTACCGAGCGATCGTGATTAACCCTTCAATCCTCTCTCCTTTAGTTCTTTCTTCTGAATCTTCAGTTCTCTAGCAAGAACCTTACGAGTAGGACGACTGAGCACCTTAAATAGATGATGGTGTTCTCGCAAATAATCACTCTTCTTCATACGAATGATCTTGTTTCTACGAGTACTCTTACGCATTACTTATTAGACAGAAGTTATGAATTCCCAATGTAGGTATGAGCAAATCTTTCGCCATATTAAGTCATGTGATATCAATCGGTCGCGTGATTTCAACAATGGAAAGAAGACTTTGTATTCATCCAAATCTAGCAACTCAAAGAACTTGTACAAAATGTAGGAATACGACAGAAAGTTTGTTCGGTCATTTGGACAATACAACAAGAACGGCGCTTGAATTTCCTGAAACATTGCACGAACCTTTTCCTCAATTTCAGGGGTAATGGTTGGTGGAGGATTACCGTTCAACCTACTCAAAATATGTGCACGATGCTCGTAATACTTGGATCGTCCTAACTTTTTCAGAATCTGACGTATATCTTCTTCAGACATATCAGCAATATTATCAATTCTACGTTTCTTGATTTCAAGAATGACTTCATTCATCACTTCTTCGGGAATAATGGTAGATTCCTTTGCTTGAAACTGGTTCAGAATCTCATTCAGATGGTTGATCTTTTTATATGCGTAATTGTTTCGGTCTTTGGGTGGATCACGGAAACTTGGAAAATCTGAAACGACTAATGCATACTCTTCAGAACCACAGGATGGACAGACTAAAATACCTTCTGAACTGATTTCTTCACGCGCAACATTACACCCAGGACAGTGTTCGGTCAACAATTGAGTTGCTTCTGGACCATTGCTTAGTTTCATACGAGTTACATATTCATCAAAGATCTGTTTCTTGGATAATCCTGTATCCACTGCAGGCGTATTGGCTGAAAAGAATTTCATGAATGTATGTGCGTCTTTAGGAAGTGGAGTAGACTGTGTAACACTTGAGGTTTCCTTACCATAATAGTCTAGCAAGATGTCTACGTTTTTCATATAGTATTCTTCGACTGGATTTGTCTTAGATAATTCATCTTCCACTTCTTGAATTTGCCTATCAATCTGCGAACACTTAACGATCTCAGTGATTTCAGTTGAATTACTTAGTGTTTCATGTTGTTCTTGCAGTGTCTTAAGTTTAAGAGTCAATTCATCCCGTTGTATGTCCGAAGTATACAATCCCCGAACTTGGTCTTGATGAATTGAATCCAATGTTCCCATTGACGATCCTGTACTTCCCACCTCTCTTGTTTTACGAATTCGGAACACGTCCATTTACAAATGTTTCTGTCTGCTTCCTGAAGACTGGATTTGTAAACATACAAGGTCGTTGCTTTTTCAAGAGTGCGAAGGTAGAATCATAGGGCATTGAAAAATGTGTCGTACTATAGGTCAGCGCTAAGAAAGCAGAACGATTAATACCGCATTGACAGTGGACAAACACTGTACCAGAGTTGGGTTCACGTAAAAAGGCGGACAATGTGGTCTCAAATGCAGGATACCATGTGAGAATATTCACAGTGATTGAATCTTCTGCACTCAATCCAACGTAGCGTGTAGGGTTTTGCATTCTAAACCAAGCAGGTGAATCTTCTGGAAATGCACAATTGATAACGTGTGTAATTTTATATTTGGAACAAAATGCAGGTGTAAGCATTTCACCTGCTCCAACCAAGATGCGAGGATAGAACCATGCAGGAGGTTCAAAAAGATATCTAGGTTGAAGGAACATTATTTCATTAAAGA